TTTTCCCATGGCAGATTTGACTTCACCGGAAAGAAAGCTTCTTCTTGAATTGAGCCGTAGCAAGACACCCTCTTGGCTTATGAGGGCTTTTGACCCTAGCTCTCCGCTTCATCCTGATGAGGGTGCAGCCCACACTGAGAGTTATGAGCTTGAGGACGGCCGTCAAGTTCTTGTTCCCAGGGTAAGAATGCGGGATGGTAAGCCTATTGTTTTATCTGGTGATGGTGAGGCTTATAATGAGGCTATGAAGCGCAATGATTTTATTGTTGTTCCGAAGGGTCAGAGTCCCACTGCTTACTCTAAGAGTTTAAGTTCTTTGATTGGCAAGATGCGCTCTTCTAAGCAATCTTTATCTATCAAGCCGCGCCCGAAGAAGTTGTTGAACGTAAAGGAGAAGTAGAATGCCCAAGAACAAGCCCGGACTATACTCGAACATTCAGGCGAAGAAGAAGCGCATTGCGTCTGGCAGTGGCGAGAGGATGCGCAAGGTTAATACGAAGGGTTCGCCTCGTGACGCTGCCTTTCGGAAGGCGGCCTTAAGCAGCATGCGTAAGAAGGGTTTGTAGTTGGAGCCTCGCGGTTATCATGTTGGTATGTCTGATTATTCTAAGCACCGTATACAACCGTGGGATATATGGTTGGAGTATGGGTTAAATCCTTGGGACGCTGATATTATTAAGCGTGTATTGCGTGATAAGGGTGAGCGTCGTTTGGATTATGAGAAGATCAAGCACGTTTGCGACGAGCGTATACGTCAGTTGGATGAAGCGACTCAGCGCACGTAGGGGTTTTTATATGGTTATTGGGCGCAATCAATCGATTAGGGTTTGTTGTTCATGCGGGGGTACTGGAACGATTATTGTTCCGATTTATCACCGGCAATCTTTTAACATTGGCAGGGGTTACATTGATGAGCGGTGTGATACTTGCGATGCGTGTGACGGTTCTGGCGAGATTGAGGATGATGTTGCTTTGATACGGGATGTTTACTCTTAGCCGTTGTAATATCGTTTGGTGAATGGTATCGATATCGGATATGCAACGCGGTACAGGAGAAAATAATGTCAAAGCGTTTTAGTGTTGTGCAAGCGAAGGAAGTCCCTGGGCGAGATAAGCCGGTTTGGTTACGTCATGGGGTTGCGTTTGAGGGTGACAAGGGAATTAGCATTAAGTTGGAGAGTTTACCGTTACCTAACAAGGACGGTGAGATTTGGCTGAAGTTATTTGAGGATGATGGAAATCGTTCTCAGCAACCTTCACGTCCTGCTGCTGCACCGTTAGAAGATGTTATTCCATTCTGATGGCACGCAAGGAAGAGGACAAGATAAAGCCTATTCCTCCGATTGGTCGATTTGGCGGTGCGCGTGTATTGCAGCGTCGAATTGGCCGTTCGGAAACGTTAGCTCAGAACAAGGAGGCTGTTGCCACTGAGTTAATTGCAATGGGTACGGCTCGTATGACTGACATCATTGATCTTCATACTGGTCAGGTTAAGCCGATTGAGGATATTCCCTCTGAGGCATTGGCTGCAATTAAGAAGGTTACTGTTGGTCAGTACGGCACGACGATTGAATTGTTTGATAAGGTGAGTGTTTTGCGCGTTTTGGCTAAAGCTAGTGGCTTGCTGGATGTTGAGAGCAACGTTGATAAGCCTTCGATTATTGGTATTAACATGAAGGGTCCAGATATAGTAACAACATATGAGGCTGAGGATGAATAAGCTCCCAAGCATGGATCTGGATTTTTCTAAGTCTGCCACGGTTTGGAAGTTTCTGCATGACAAGTCTTTTGTTCGCGGCCTGATGGGTCCGGTTGGATCTGGCAAGTCATATGGCTGTGCTGCTGAAATAATGCTTAAGGCTGTTCAGCAAAAGCCCTCGCCGCGTGACGGGATTCGGTATTCGCGGTTTGTTATTGTGCGCAATACTTATCCAGAGCTTAGAACGACTACCATTAAGACCTGGGGCGAGTTATTCCCAGAGGATGTTTGGGGTCCAATGCGTTGGCAACCCCCGATTACTCACCATTTAAAGCTGCCGACACGCGATGGTGCGCCTGGAATTGACTGTGAGGTTATTTTCATGGCTCTTTCTACGCCGCAAGATGTGCGTAAGCTGTTGTCATTGGAGCTAACTGGTGCCTGGGTGAATGAGGCGCGTGAATTACCGAAGGCTGTTATTGATGGTCTTACTCACCGCGTGGGTCGTTACCCTACTAAATCGGATGGTGGGGCGTCCTGGTACGGTATTATCATGGATACCAACCCGCCTGATGCGGATCACTGGTGGCATGAGCTGGCTGAGAAGAATAAGATCGGGGGCCGGTTTCCGTGGACGTTTTTTCGACAGCCTGGTGGTGTGTTGAATGTCTCGGCAAAAGATCTGCCTGAGAACCCTGAAGCGAATGGGTTTGTATTTTCTGGCGCTAAATGGTGGATGGTTAATCCGTCTGCTGAGAATAAAAAGCATTTGCCCGATGGATATTATGAGCAGATGCTGGGCGGTAAGAACGCTGATTGGATACGCTGTTACGCTGAGGCCAAGTATACGTTTGTTCAGGAAGGCAGACCGGTCTGGCCTGAGTACGACGATGAGATGATGTCGGCTGAGGTTCAGTATGATCCGCAATATCCGCTTCAGATCGGCGTTGACTTTGGATTAACGCCTGCTGCGGTCTTTGGTCAGAGAACATCTGGCGGTGCCTGGAAGGTTTTAGATGAGCTTGTAACGTTTGATATGGGTCTTGAGCGCTTTGGTCAGGAATTATTAGCTAAGATTGCTGCGAGTTTTGATAAGGCTGACGTGCAGATCTGGGGCGATCCCGCTGGTAATAAGCGGGACGAGATCTATGAGGTCACTGCGTTCGATCATTTGAAGTCGATTGGCTTTAAGGCGCAACCAACAGACAGTAATGCGTTCAATGTAAGACGTGAGGCCGCTGCATCGCCTATGAACCGGCTGGTTGGTGGTAAGCCAGGGCTATTAGTAAACAAGAAGTGCTTGAGATTGCGTAAAGCTCTAAGCGGCGGTTATTTTTTCAAGCGTGTTTCTATGGGCGCTGGGCAGGATCGGTTTAAAGATGCGCCTGTAAAGAATGAGCATTCTCACTGCGGGGATGCGTTTGGTTACTTAATGCTGGGCGGTGGTGAGCAACGTAGATTACGGCGTGGGTCTTATGGTCATAGCTTTGCCGGTGGGCAGACATTTAGCGCTGTCACTGATTTTGAGGTTATTTAATGGGGCTGATACAGATCCCAGAGTTCCGCATGAGTCCAGACGAGAATATCATTCCGTTGCGATATGAGCATCTAAGCAGAATGCGGTTTAATGATGATACCAAAGAATACCTGAAGTACATTCCCAACTATCTGGATTATGTTTGGGATAATGCCGCTGATGGTTCAAGCTGGGCTGGCATTGGTCGCGGCAAGGTCGTTGCTATTTTTGGTATTCGTATGCTTTGGACTGGCCTGGCTGAGATGTGGATGGTGCCAACATTAGATATTGAGCGTCATGCAATATCGCTTATTCGCGGGGCCAAGGTTCTAACCGATAGCACAATCAACGATTACGACATAAAACGGCTTCAGATCTGTGTAAAAGTGGAAAACGATACCGCATTTAGGTTTGCCAAAGCACTGCGTTTTGAGGTAGAAAGCATTATGAGGAAGTTTGGCCCAGAGGGGGCTGACTATTACATGATGGCGAGGTTTTAATATGAGCGGATTGTTTGGTGGCGGCGGAAGACGTGGGAAAACTCAGGCAGAAAAAGATGCTGAGGCTGCTCAGAACAGAGCTGAGGAACGTGCTACGGCTCAAGAGAGAACAGAAATGCAGGGCGCACAAGGCCGTCGCCGGTTGAAGCGTTCTGGTGGAATGAAATTGTTGTTCTCCCCTGCTCGTACTGAGGGACCGCAACAAACTAAGTTAGGTGGTGGCGAATGACCCAGATTAAATCTTTTAAAAAAATCTATGAAATGAAACTGGCTGCTAAGTCTGCTCCAACAGAGGCGAAGGCAGAAGCTAAAGAGGCTGCTCCAAAGGCACCAGCAAAGAAAAAGGGTAAGTAAATGGCCGTTTTACCAAAAGACACAGGGCTTGTTACTGCAAGTTTAACTGCTCAAAATACTTTCACCGATTGGATCTATTCGACAAAAGATTTCAACCTGTCGATTAGCGGAACATTTGCGGGAACGATCACAGTTCAACGCAGTTTTGATCCTGCCAATGCTGATACCACTGCGCGTGATGTTGATACTTTCACAGCTCCAATTGAGACTTACGGCTTTGAGCCTTCTGGTGTGGCTATTTATCGTGCCGGTTTTAAAACTGGGCAGTATACTAGCGGAACGGCTGTTATTCGCATTGGTCGTTAGGTGAATTTATGGTTGCCAAGAAATATCAGAATCCCAAGGGCGGCTTAAATGAAGCTGGCCGTAAGCATTTTGAGAGCAAAGATGGCGGCAATCTAAAGGCTCCGGTCAAGACAGGTACAAATCCCAGGCGCGTTAGCTTTGCTGCGCGTTTTGCTGGCATGGCGGGTCCAATGAAGGACGATAAAGGTCAGCCAACTCGTAAGGCTTTGGCGCTAAAGGCTTGGGGATTCGGATCTGTTGAGGCTGCGCGTAACTTTGCCCAGCGCAATAAAAAGGATAGTTAAATGCCAAGGCTAGATGTAAGAGAAATTATTGAGCGTGAGGCCAAGGCTACTGCTCGCAAGGACGAATGGCGATCTATCTATGAGGATTGCTACGAATTTGCGTTGCCTCAGCGCAATCTTTACTCTGGTTATTATGAAGGTGGAACGCCTGGTCAAAACAAAATGGCGCGGGTCTTTGATTCGACTGCTATTCAATCGACTCAGCGTTTTGCTAACCGGATTCAGGCAGGTTTGTTTCCTCCTCAAAAGGCCTGGTGCCGACTTGAAGCGGGTAGCGGAATACCTGAAGAGCAAAAGCCCCAGGCTCAAGCTGCTTTAGATGCCTATACAACTCGCATGTTTGAAATAATGCGACAGACTAACTTCGATCTGGCAATGGGTGAGTTCTTACTTGATCTGTGCGTTGGTACTGCGGTGATGATGGTAACGCCAGGCGATGAGGCCACGCCTATTCGCTTCACGTCTATTCCTCAGTATTTGGTTGCAATCGAAGAGGGTACATTCGGGAATGTCGATAACGTATATCGAAAACTCAGAATGAAGGCCGAAGCGATACCACAAGAGTTTCCAGATGCAGATATAACCGTTGAATTGAGGGAGGCGATATTGCAATCTCCCTCTAAAGAGATAGATCTGCTTGATGCTGTTATATATGATTATGATAGTGGCGTTTATTGTTACCACGTTATTTGGCCTGGTAAGAAGCAAGAGCTTGTTTATCGCACTATGAAGTCCTCACCGTTTATCGTTGCGCGATATATGAAGGTTGCGGGTGAGATATATGGCCGTGGTCCTTTAGTTACTGCAATCGCTGACATTAAAACGCTGAACAAAACTGTTGAGTTAGTTCTAAAGAATGCTTCTCTGGCTATTGCTGGTGTATATACGGCTGCTGATGATGGTGTGTTAAATCCTCAGAACATTAAGATTCAGCCTGGTGCAGTTATTGGTGTTGCTAGAAATGGCGGTCCACAGGGTCCATCGTTAATGCCTTTGCCACGGACGGGTGACTTCAACGTTAGTCAGATTGTTATGAGCGATCTGCGTATGAACGTTAAAAAGATCCTGATGGATGACACTCTGCCGCCTGATAATATGTCTGCTCGATCAGCAACTGAAATCGCTGAAAGATCTAGAGAGCTTGCCACTAATCTGGGATCTGCATTTGGTCGTTTGATAGACGA